TCTTTCTTCATAAAACTTAGCATAACTGTCGTCTACTACATAAGTATTTTCGCCCGTAGGTTTCCCGTAGGTCCTAGGGCTTACAGCTTTCCCGCGTAACTGCCTCCCATAGCATTATACGCTTCAGCCTGTGTACTTGGAGCTAACATACCGCCACTACCTTTGTTATCAAACATACTATAAAAATCATTAAGGTCGTATTCTTTTACTTGCTCTAAAAGATTTGCTGTTTGAGATTGTTTAAGTTTTGTATAGGCATCTGCCGCTTCTCTAACTCCTTGTGTGTTAGCTCTTGTATCAACACCTGCACCTATTGTTTGACCTAATTCTGCTTGAGGTCTTAGCATACCCGCAGTCGCACGAGCATCAGCACCAAATCCAAGTGCTTCGGCTCTAAGCATATTTCTGTAGTCCATACCAGTTCCTATAGCAGCCATTTGACCTCTCATTCTATCTCTACCGATAGCATCTTCAATAGCCATTTGGTCGTAGTATCCTTGTGTTCCAGTCCTACCTTGTGCTATTGCAGCTTCTTGTCCTTGAAGCCTCTGTTGATTAAAAGCATCAGCATTAAACTCTTCAAACATTTTAAATTGTTCTTGTGCAAGTTTATTAGGGTCTCCCATCATATTCTGCAACTCTTGATTTGCCATAGAAGACGAGCCTAAGAATCCTTGCATCATAGCCTGATACTCAGGATTTAAAGTTTGAATCATTTCTTTAGTTTCAGAGTCAAACTCTACGTTGCCTGCAGGACCTCTACTACTCCAAGGTAGTGACCTTTCGTATGCTAATTCTCTTTGCTGTTCAGCATATGCACGCCTGTCTTTTGCGTCTTTCCTCGCTTGATATTGACCAAAAAGACCAACTCCTGCGTTTATTAATGCTCCAATCATTATTTAATCTCCTGTCCTTGTAAATCCGTTATTATCTATTGCTGTTCCTGCACTTCCGCCTGACCCACCACCGTGGTTTACATCATTGCCACTTGCACTTGAGCCTGAAGAACCTGAATTACCTACTGAGCCTCCAGAGCCACCTGCTCCAGCATTAGCTGTTCCTCGGCTTCCACCTGCAACTGCACCTGCTCCGCCTCCGCCAGCAGCAGTTAAAGTACCTGCTCCACCATTGCCAGATTGTGAGATACATCCAGAGCCATCACAAGTAGTATTTCTTGAACCACCAGAGCCAAAGGACTGTCCGCCTCCGCCTCCACCACCACCTGCTCTATCATTATCAGAGAAGGATTGGTCGTCTTGTGCGCCACCTCCGCCTCCACCACCTCCTCCTCCACCGAGGATTGAGCCATTGTTGTCTAAAGTAATATTTTTTTCTAGTTTTAAAGCTGTGCCACCGTTACCACCAGACCCAGCACCGCCATTTGGACTTCCTCCAGAACCACCTGCTCCTCCAGCACCATAAATATAACCATTGTTAATAATAGTAAGAACACCTGCTACACCATTTCCAGTAAGTAGGGCAGGGGTGCTAGTTGAGTCTGAATAAACATAAACACCAGAGTTAATGACTACATCTACATCACCTAATTTTTGGTCAGAAGTAAGTACAGTATCTAAATCTAATTTATTAACATTACTTGAAACTGTATAAGTATATTTCCTTTGATAAAAAGGCTTCCAAGAACCCCCATCCTTTACACTAGCAGTTAATACTTCTTTCCAAGCACCGCCATCTTTGACAGAAACCTTTGTAGGTTCTTTCCAAGTTCCAGAATCATTTATCTTTAAGGTCATATTAACTCGCTACTTGATACCAAATATCTCCGTTAGAGCCACCACTTGCAGCAGAAGTGCTAACTGTTCTTAAACCAAAACCATTTGTTCTAGCAGCTTCAGTTGCAGTTTTGTGACTAGCTATTGCTGTTGTTACAAAGGCAGTCGAAGCAACTTGTGTAGTATTTGTGCCTTCAGTAGCAGTTGTAGCACTAAATGCTTGTGAAGCACTACCTGCTAGATCAGCTTTAGTGTTTACTGCTGTTTGAACTGCTGTAAACTCAGTATTAAAATCTGCACCAGATATTACCTTTCCTGCATCGGAATCTGCTAGTGCATCTTTACCAGACCATCCGACAGCTATAGTATAGTTTGCCATTATCGTATCTTTCCTTGTTTATGTAATAAAGTTAAATCTTGTAAAGAAGCATCAAATCCATTTGATTCAATATCTATCTCTAGTTTAAGGTTTTTTGCCGAACCAGTTAACGGTGTTTTGTATTCATGTAATCCATATATAGGTTTGTAAGTAGAATTGTTTGGATGTGTTCCCGAAACATGAACATGACTTACAGCAACTCCTGTGCCAGAACCAGCACCAGTAGCTTTAAATACTGTTCCAACATTATTATCTGCTGAACCTATAGCTGTAAAATCAGTATTACCAACACTAGAAATTGCATAATAAGTTCCTGTTACAAAACTACCAGCATTAGTCGTTGTTACTGTCGTTGTACCATATAAAGATGTACTAGCACCCCACAATGATGTTGTTCCTGTAGTTGTAGGATTCAAAGTTATAGAGGTAGTAGACGATGGACTTGGACTATAATCTTTGTACCATTTTAATCCTAATGTTGCTCCAGAACCACCCTCTAAAACTAAAAACAATCTTTTTAAAAATGAAGCTGCTATAGACTCACCTAAATTAATCCATGTTGTTGCTATACTACTTGTATAAGAACTATAACTATAAGTTGATGCTCCTGCTAGATCAGTATCATAATATCCCTCATAACCTGCTAAACCACCATCTTTCTGACCGACAAGCAAACCATATGTTTCTGTATAAGATAAACTTGTTGGCTCTCTGTCATTATCAAAAGTCCAAGTTGTTATTCTTGGTGCATTATTAGGTGTGAAATGTTTAAAATCAAACACATAAGTAATGTTTTTATCGACAAATGACATTATGTAAATGCCTTCGTTTTCTACATAAACACTTTTAACATTTGAACTTTGTCCAATATTTCTAATTAGAGTATCTTTAATGTTTACACTTAAATCAGTTAAAGGTAGTTTATCTTTTTCAGTTGTTCTTCCTAGCGACCTTAGACCTGTGTTTGATAAAAATACAAGATCATCACCAATGGCTTGTACTGTATCTCTTGATACAAGACCTACACCTCTAATAACTTCATTAAGTGCAAGTGATCCTACTGTTTCTGGTCTGTCATATATAACAATGTTGTTTTTACCAAATATAACTAACTTGCCATAAAAAGGTGCAATAGCAATAACATCATCAATGCCCCAGACTTTAGACAAATCTATTAAACCTGCATCTCCACCTGTCCAGTCATCTCCATCTAGCAAGTTTGAATAATAAACAACATCTGGCGATTCTGCTACACCACCTGCCCATATTCTTCCGTAATAACCCATTCCACAAGTAGGTTTGAATTGATTAGAAGAAACAGTTGATGGTTTAGTTGCATGTGCTGTCCACCTAGACCCAGAACTTAAACTACCATCGTATCTTTGTGGTTCTATACCAGCATGGAAACAATGTAATCTGTCGTTAAAATTTACAAACTGCCAGTTACCAGAACTACCTGATACGGTATGTTTCACATCAGCACCACTACTAGGAAAAGCTGATGCTGGTGAAGTAAAATCTACTACATAAATACTTGTGCCATAACTAACAACAATTTTATTTGTACCTTGATCGTCATGCTCATGTATAGATGCTATAGCTGTGCCTGATGGTGCTACTTTTTGCTTCAAGCCTTTTCTAAAAGCAATACGACCAGACTCTCTGATTACTACATTTTCAGCTTTAACTAAATAAGATAAATCTAAGGAAGCAGGGTTACTTTGTGTATTTAACCCATTTAACCCAATATCAGTTAAAGATTGATATGATATTTGTTTTGCCATTATCTAAAATTTAATCCTGTTGCGTATTGACTACTATGATTTTCATTTACAAACCAATCTGATTCGTATTTTGTATTACCACTATCTAATATTATTGCTTGTTTAAGTGCTTCATTAGCTTCTTGTGCCATTATGCTAGATTGCGTTCCACCATCTTCACCTCTTTCTGCTATTGCCCTGGCCCATGCTCCTAATATAACTGGTTGAGCAGGAACTTTAAGTACAGTTGTTGCATCTGTAAGTTTGTCTTGGTATTTCACTATATCAAAAGAAATAGTGTGTGCTTCAGTAGGTATTGGCGATAAATCTACTTTTAAATTATTAGAACTATCACTACCATTAAAAGCATAATATAAAGGCTCACCAGTATCGTCTGTAGGGTACTTTATAGTGTTAATGTACTGTTTGCTTACTTGATGTAAATGAATGCCTGTATTGTTGTTTATTGCATCCATTATTTTTATCTCTTGACCAGATGATAAATTGTAGTTTTTTGTACTTGCTACTGTAGATATATTAACTGTTTCTCTAAGATTAAGCCAATCATGTCTTTCTTCAACACCTCTTTTAGCATCATTAATTAATGATCCTATAACTTTATGATAGGCAGATATATTAGCACTATCATTAATTGCACCTGACCAATCTGTCGCAATTGTATCTTCACGCAATCTTATTAATACTTCATTAATTAATTCTCTATAAGTCATAATGTGTCCTTATTATCTTGGTATTTCTATAAATTTTTTATATCTATTATGTACAA